GTCGTGTCGACGACGAGCGTGTTGCCGTCCCAGTGGCCGATGGAATCGCCGTTGACGCCGGGCTGGTACTCCTCGAGGTGTTTCGTGCGGTTGAGGAAGATCCAGCGATTCTGCGCGGCGCTGTACTCCGGCATCAGTTTGCTGAGTGGGCCGGCCGCGGCGACCGAGGCCTGGAACAACTCGGACCCGCAGCGCGCCCAGGACTACGAGGACGTACCCCAGTACCTGAAGAACATGGGCGTGGTAATGATGCTGCCGGGCGACGCGCCGCGTGACGCCCAGGGCAACCGTGTGCCGCAGAAGATCTTCCTGCCCATTCCGCAGGAGTTCATGCCGTTCGTGCACGGTGGCCGCGAGGGCTTCAAACGCATCACCGGCCAGGGCACGCCGATGGGTCCGGGCGACGTCGCGCAGGCTGGCGCCCAGGCGCTCAGTCCGATCAGCGCCGACACGCCGGCTGGTGCCATCTACGGCACGGTGCCGCCGCCGTTCAGCACGGTCGGCCAGCTCGGCGCGAACAAGGACTGGTTCCGCAATGCCACCATCGCGAATCAGTTCTCAGATGAAAACGCCTCCAACCTGGGCAAGGGCCTGGCCCCGGTGCTCGAGCAGGCGCTCAACCGGCTGCCTGGTCACGGCACCGATCGCATCCACCCGTCCCAGGTCGACTTTGCCATCAAGGACCTGTTGAACGGCACTGGTCAGCAACTGTTGAACGGTGTGGACATGCTTACCCAGCGCCCGCCGCGTGTGCCGGGCACCGCGGCCGAGACGCCGCTGGTCGGCAGTCTGGCGAGCCGCTTCGTGCGCGGCACGGGTGGCCAGAGTTGGGAAGACGTGCGCCAGCCCGAACAGTTGATGGCTCCGGACATCCGTGAGCGTCTGCGTGCGCTGGGCGGCAAAACGCAGTACTACGAGCCGAGCCCGGTGCCGAATGAGTTCAGCAAGATCCCGTTGCGACGCGAGGAGCAGGTCGAATACCAGCGGCTCGTCAACCAGCACTTCGACGAGCGCATGCGCCGCTACATGCAGACGCCGAGCTTCAGTGGCCGCGACGTCGTCCGCCAGAAGATGATCGACAGTGCTATGGCCGCCGCACGGGCGCGCGCGGAGAGTGAAGTCCTGCGCCAGGTGCGCGCGAGCGGCAGCAGTGTGGCGCAGCGGAGAAAGCAACAATCCTCGGCCTATTAATAAGGAAGCACGAGCATGGTTGACGTCACCAAGTCCCCCGTCCCGACCACGCAGCGCCAGTCCGGGCCGCCCCAGCAGCCGAGCCCGTACGGCACGCCCGGCAGCGACCTGTACGACTGGTACACGATCAACGACGCGCTGCGGAACGCGGGCATGGACGGCTGGCAGATCGCTGGCGTCAGCCACACGCCGACCACCTCCGGCACCTGGGCCAGCAATCCGTCCTATGACAAGACGCTGACACCCCAGGAGAACAAGGACGAGGGGAACGGCGACGAGTTTATCTGGCGACCGGGCCAGACGGCGGAGATCGGCGTCGTCAATCCGCAGACCGGCCAGATGATGAAGCTCACCCTGTCGGGTGGGCCGAACCCCAACGACAAGACCGCCGGCTACGCCTGGCAGGTCATCGGCCGTCAGGACCAGGGCAAGATCGATCAGACCGACCAGGGCTACAAGAACCTCGAGCGACTGCCGTTCCAGGACGGTCACGAGGAGATGTGGGGCACCAATTCCAAGACGGGTGCCTTTGAGAAATTGCCCAATCAGCCGGCTGGCATGGGCACGAGCACGGCCACCAAGGGCTGGACCAACGTCCAGCAGATCGAGCAGATCCAGCCGGACGGCAGTCGCGCCATGGTGTGGATGGGTACCCCGCCGGAAGGCGGCGCGCCCAAGCCGGTGCCCAATATGGGCGACCCGATCCCGACCGAGCCGTACGTCAGCGGCTCGATCAAGCAGGTCACCGAGAACGGCAAGCTGGTCTACAAGGGCCAGCGCAAGGACAACGGCCAGTTCGAGACGATCACCTCGCTACCCAGTCAAGCCGCGCCGATCGAGACCAAGGAAGTCGGCGGCCAGGTCTACAAGCAGAATCCCAACGCCGGCCAGCCCGGCCAACCGGACTTCATTCCGGTCACCGGCATCGGCACGGCCACCGAAGGTGCCGACCGCTGGGTCGATGCCGGCGGCGGCAACGTCAAGCACCAGATCTATCGCCAGGCCCAGGGCGGCTGGACCGAGGACCCGGACACGCCGCAGCGGCCGGTTTCGCCCGAGGCGGTCGCCAAGGCCGGCGCGCAGCACCAGAAGGGCGAGCGGTATCCGACGCCGATGACCATCGGTGGCCAGACGATGATGGTCGACGTCATCGCCCGCGGCGACGGCACCTACGACATCCCGTCGGACACCCAGGCGCGACCGATCCCCGGTGCCCCGTCCGCGTCGGTGGCCCAGGCGACGAGCACCGACCAGCCGACGCTGGTGCGCTACGACCCGACCACCAATCAGTACGTGCAGCAGCCGAATCCGAACTATCAGCCGACGGATCCGGCGCTGCGCGTGGCCCAGCTCAGCCAGCAGGCCACGGCCAAACTGCAGGAAATCCAGGCAAAGATCGGCCCGAGCTACACGCCGGCCCAGGCCCAGACCGAGTACGACCAGTGGTGGAACTCCAACGTCGAGCCGGCCAAGCAGGTGCTGCAGCAGGCCCAGGCCGAAAAGCAGTTGAAGTGGGCGGCCGAGTCGCGCGCGGCCAGCGAGCAGCAGCGCGCCAACTATGCCACCGCCCTGCAGGCCGGGACCAATGCGGTTAACGCCCAGGAGGCGATGAACAAGTACCGTGTCGGCCCCGGCTACGGCCCGATGATGAACCAGATCATGGGCGCCCTCGGCACGGGCACCTTCCCCGGCAAGGTCGATTACGCCTCAGGTCTGGTGTTCCAGGGGCCGGATTTCGGCCAGGTCCAGCAGAATGCCGTCGCCGACGCGCTCAAGCACATCTCGCCGACGGCGGCCAGCATCGCCGGTGGTGGCGCGGCCCTGCCACAGATGCCGAACCTGGACTTCAACTCGATGCTGAACCGCAGCCAGTACCAGTTTGCAGGCGGTGCGCCGCCACCGGCTGCGCCGCCACCGGCTGCGCCGCCACCGGCTGCGGGTGGTACGACGATGACGCCGAACATGGTCAACATGACCGCCATGCCGGGCTTCGGGGGTGGTGGCCAGAGCACGCCACTGCCGAACTACGCGACACAGAATGCGGCGCTGGCGGGCGTCGGCGTCGGGCAGATGTTCCCCGCCCCGGCGCAGCCGCTGTACCAGCCGTATCAGCCGCAGCCGTACGTGCCTTCCTTTTAAAGAAGAAGCGTTTTTCATAGCTGATTGACAGAAAGGACAGGCGCGGATCAAGATGCAGCCAACACCACCCGAAGTTCCTTCAGACCCTCAGCCCACGCCGGATAGCGCGCCGGTTGAGCCGAGCTCCGAGCCGATCGAAGAACTTCCTCAAAGTCCACGCTGGTGGCGCCGTCTGGTGCCGCGGGCGTTGCGGGGGAGCGAGACGGTCGAAGCCCAGGACGAGGCCGCGACCGAGGCACCGCCGTCCAGGCTCACGCTGACCGAGGAGGAGCTCAATCGCCGGGTCCAGGCGGAGACGGACCGTCGCGAAGCCAAACGTCACGCCCAGGCGCTCGCCGAACGGCGTCGCCAGTTGCGCGACACGGACCCGTGGCAATTTGCCGAGGAAGAGCGCCAGGCCGAACAGTCGGCGACCAGCAACGAGCAGATCGGCACCTTCTTCGCCAACATCGGCGCCGAGCACGACAAGTACACGCTGGATCCTCTCGTCCAATCGCTGGAGAGCTCTGAACAAAAACGCATTCTCGGTCTCGAGGGGGCCGGCGTCGGCCTGGACGGTCGCAAGCTCATCGTCACCGAAGCCCTGAAAGCTCTGGAAAAGCAGTGGAAGGCCGAAGGCGCCAGAGACGCCGAAGCCCGTCTCCGTCGTAATTCCGCCTTCAGGAAGCAATTGCTCAACGAAATACGTGGTCAGACCCGTGAGCCGGACTTTCTGCCGAGTGGTAACGGCTCGAGCGAGGCCAGCCACGAGGTCTCCGACATCCTGCGCCAGCAGCTCGGGTCACGCAGATCTATGTAACTAAAGGAGTCCAAGTTGATAATTCGGAGCCTCGCCAGCGTTCTTTCGCGTATTGCAACTCAGACAGGCCGGCACGATGTTGTCCCAGGTATTTGGACCGCCGGCGGCGAGTGCGATCACGTGATCCATCGTCAGGCGGCGAGGCTTGGACTTGCAGTAGACGCAGCGCCCTCCGTATTGCTCCAAGATCAACTGCCATTGCATGCGTCCTCTGCGCGAGAGCATGGCGGGCGTCTTGACTGTGGGTGGCACCTCTGGGCGGGGCCGGCGAATTCGCGGAGTTCGCTTTGGCCACTGGCGCGCAACGCGTTCAGCGTTGCTCTGCCATTCAAGGTTGCAAGCTCGATTGTCAGACAGATCTTCGTTGACGTGATGTACCTGGTCCTTCCCCGGAGGATTCGGTCCCAAGAACGCTCGGGCGACGAGGATGTGTACCAGCCATGTGACCCGGTTATTGCGCCACGAAAGAGTGAGGTTCGAGTACCCACCAGGCACGGTGGAGGGCTTAATGATGCGGCCAGTACGTTCTCGGTTGCGCCGAGTGCGAACCCTCAAGTACGCACCGGGTTTTGCGTCCGGATGACGCGCAACGCGGCGGACTCGGCCAAGATCAGAGACTTCGTAGATCTCTTCATAGCCAACAACTGGGCGCCATTGCTCAGTGGCGTTAGACTCTGGTTGCACCGTGTGAACCAACCTTTCACGTGGTGTTACCCGAGCATGTTCCTGCATGACTCGGGTTTTTTCGTGCAGTTGATTGTATCCGATTGCGCACAAGAAAGGGGTGGGTCCAATCCCATACAATTCAGTAACTGGCCGCACCGCGCCCGGCGCCTCACCACTTATCCCTTGATGTCTTGGGGGCACGTCGCCTGACCACAGGCGAGTGAAACACGGGGTGAAACGGGGAACCCTAAACGCAAACAGCGCATGGCAATCCCGTAGGAAGCCTGAATGGGACGGCAGCATGCCGGGTGTTCAGGAACCTCTAGAGACTAGACAGGTGAGTCCCAACCATAATCCTGTCCTTGAGCGCCCCGATCCGTTCTACGGATAAGAGATAGTCCACGCGGGTGCGAAAGCATCCGAGTACGGGGAAGATGTTCAACGCGAGATCGTGCAATCAGTTGAAGTAAAAAGTGCTGCGATGCAACTGATGCCGCACGTGACTATGAAGCGAGCGCAGCAACGTGTTCCAGTTAATACCCAACTCCCTATAGCGTACTGGTTGACCGGTGCCAATCTAGACGCAAGAGATAGGGGAATGAAGCAGACAACTTCCATTGCGTGGGACAATGTGTACTTGAACGCAGAGGAAATGGCGGTAATTGTTCCGATAGCAAAAACGCTATTGGACGACCTGGACTACGACTTCTGGGCGCAGGTCAAGCCGAAAGTCACCGAGGCCTTTGCCGTGGCGCTCGATGACGCCATCTTCTTCGGCACCAACGCGCCCGCCTCGTTCCCGACCGCCATCGTCACCGCGGCCAACTCGGCGGGCAACCTGCTCGTCGTCGGGGCCACCTCTGGCCAGGACTTCCCTGGCGACGTCAACCAGGCCATGGGGCTGGTCGAAGCCGATGGTTTCGATGTGTCCGGCTTCTGGGCTCGGCGTCAGGTCAAGGCCAAACTGCGCGGCATGCGCACCACCACCAACGCCTTCATGATGTACGGCGACGACAGCGGACCACAGGCCGCCGCCAACGTGGGCACCCTGTTCGGCGAGCCGATCTACTTCTCGAATGCCGGGCTGTCCAGCTTCGGCACCAGCGCCTCGGGCTATTCGATGATCGGTGGCCAGTGGGACCAGTCCATGCTTGCGATCAGGGAAGACGTAAGTATGGAAATGTTTGATACCGGTGTGATCACCGACAACGGTGCGCCACCGGTGATCCAGTTCAACTTGATGCAGCAGGACATGGTCGCGCTCAGGGTAATCGCCCGGTTCGCATGGGCCGTGCCCAACCCGGTCAACCGCCAGCAGCCGACCGCTGCTGCGCGCTACCCGTTCTTCGCACTGCAACAGAAGGCCGCGACCGGCGGTGAGGGCTGAGCCGATGCGAGAAGATCCGAAACCACCCGAGCCGGAGCCCGAACCGGCGCCAGAACCCGAGCCTGCACCGGAGCCGCCACCTCCACCGGCCAGTTGAGCGATGTCGGACGTCATCTTTGTGGCCGACGCGCAGGACTCGGTCACCCCGACCACGTACTACGGGGTGGGTCATCAGGCCACCCTGACGGACGAGAACTTCGTCAGGAGCCTGATCCGTCAGGGCAAGGCGGCGCTACTCGGTGCCAGCATCCGCGGCATTCGCGTGGCACCGATCGCGGCCACCACGGCCACCGTCAACTGGATCGTCGATCCGACGTGCTCGGCGATGTCGGTCGACTTCGGCACGACCACCGCCTACGGCACCAACGTGGCCGCCACGCCCGCCTCGGGCTCGGGTGCCATTGTCGCCAACCTGACCGGTCTGGTGACGGCCACGCTGTACCACTACCGTATCAACGTCACCTCCGGGACCGCGGTCACGCGCTCCGTGGACGGCACGTTCACGACCTCTTAGCTAAAGGAAGGCGCGTATGGCCAAGCTCTCGAGCAGCAGGCGACAGAAGATGCCGAGCAGCCAGTTTGCTCTGCCTGGCAAGGGCGAAGGTAAAGGTGGGAAAGGAGCAGGATCCTATCCCATAAATGACGCCGCCCATGCGCGCAATGCGCTGGCGCGCGTCGCCCAGCACGGCACGTCCGAAGAGAAGGCCCAGGTGCGCGCGAAAGTCAAAGCCAGGTTCCCAAACATCGGAAAGTCGAGCAAGAAGTAGATGGCACGCAGAGTTGTTCGTCGCACCGTGGCCGCACCCGCGAACACCGCCAACCCGGCTATGCCGCCGATGGTGACCACGCGGGCCATGGCCGCGCCGCTGACGAGCGTGCCGGTGGGCGCGCCGCCGCGGCGCAAGCCACCCGCCAAGAAGAAGAAGTAATGCCACTCAAAAAGGGGAGTTCGCGGGCGACGATCAGCGAAAACATTCGCGAGATGGTCAAGGCGGGACATCCCCAACGCCAGGCCGTGGCAGCTGCCCTCCGACAGGCTCGCGCGGGCAAGAAAGGCAAGAAATAGCCATGGTCAAGATTCGCACCCTGGTACCGCTGACGCACCCGACGACCGACGAAGACTTCTCCGTCGATACCGTCGTCGATGTCGCCGACGACGTGGCCGCATCATGGCGCGCGGCCGGCAAGGTCACCCTGATCTCGGACGAGGAGAGATTGGCCCAGCAGGTCGGCCACTACTCCGACGTGATCGGTCGCGAAGAAGTCGGCCAGGTCCAGCCGACGGCCGCCTCACCCGGACCACAGGCTGTCGAGGAAGAAGACGAGCCCAAACCCAGGAGGAGACGCTAGTGTCCAGACTCAGGTTCCTGGCCGTCGCCTATGATCCGCGGCCCGGCAAGGAAGGCACCGTATACGGCCCCGGCCACGAGACCGACTTCGACGAGACCGACTACGAGTACGCCATCCAGTTGCGCAATCGCGGCTACGCCGAGATTATCGACCCGACCGGCCTGCCGGTGGGCGCCACCGAGGAGACGGCGCGCGAGCCGTTCATTCCTAAACCAGCCGAGTGATCACTCTCGCCCAGCTCGAGCAGGAAGTCGCCCGACGCACCGGGCCGTTCTTTCAGGCGGCCCAGGACTCGGGCACGCCGACCTCGAGCACGACCACGGCCGCGTACATGCCGATGCTCAAATCGTCAGCGCTCCTCGGTGGCCCGGAGAATCTGTGGCTGGTGCGCCGCGGCACGCTCAGCGACGGCGTCACCCAGACGCCCCAGCCGGTCGCCGTGGCCGACCGTGCGCGCATGGTCCAGACGTTCGACTCGTCGGCCGGCCGCGTGGTGATCGATCGCAACTGGCAGAACCCGATGCAGCCGGACGAGCTCGCCGACTTCGTGCACCTGCAGCCGCAGCAGGAGCTGCACCGCGCGGTGCTGGCCGGGCTACGGCGCTGCTATATGGGGGACCGTGGCCAGGTCGGCCAGTACATCACGGCCGACGGCGACATCGACCTGACCCAGCAACTGCCGTGGCTGACGAACCCGGACCAGGTGCTGCGCGTCCAGTCCGGCTGGCCGGGTGCGTATTACGACATTCCGTTCGACGCCGTGACTCAGGCCGGGCATGTCCTGTTGGCGGGTGGCCTGGCGTACGTCGCGCCGGGCGCGCTGTGGGTGAGCAGCTCGCGGCCGCACTGGTCGTGGGTCAACGGTACGGACTCGACGACGGGGCCGGTGGCGGATGCCGACACGCTCGACGTCGATCTGGACTACGCCGCGGCCGCGGCCCACATCGAGGCGTGGCACCTGTTCCCGTCCAGAATGCAGGCCGCCGCGGCCGGCAACTTCCAGGCCACCCAGAAGATGGCCGCTGACGAATTCACTCGCCAGGCGTTGATCTGGGCGCCGCAGACGCTCAGGGAAGTCCGCTTCGGCGAGACGGTCAGGTTGGCCGGAGTGTAGGGGGAGGGAAGGGTATGCCGAAGAGCGACGTCGTCAACTGGAACGAGATTGAGTACGTCAACGGGCCGACGGCGTACACCCAGGGACCGGCCGGACCGGCGGGGCCGCCGGGGCCGGTCGGGCCACCAGGCCCGCCAGGCACCAACGGGAGCACCGGGATCCAGGGCAATCCTGGCCAGACCGGCCCCGGTTGGAAAGTCGCCCAGAGCGCACCGGTGAACGGTCAGAACACGGGCGATGTGCTCGGGACCATCTGGTACAACTCGCAGAGCGGCCAGTTCTGGACACTCGTCGATACTGTTGCCTGGACGTGGACACTCGGCGGCGCGGTCGTCGGGGCGCAGGGCATTCCGGGACCGCAGGGACCGCAGGGTTCGACCGGCGCGCCGGGGCCGACGGGCCTGACCGGGCCGACCGGCGCCCAGGGTCCGACGGGTGCCACCGGTGCGACCGGCGCGCAGGGCGTGCCGGGTCCGACCGGTGCCCAGGGGCCGCAGGGCAGTACCGGTCCGACTGGTGCCGCGGGTGCACCGGGAGCAGCGGGTGCGCAGGGGCAGATTGGTCCGAGCTCGAGCGTGCATGAGGAGTTCCTGCCGACCAATGGGGCGACCACGGTCACGCTCAGCCAGACGCCGCAGTGGATTCTGATGTGCGCGCGTGCGGGCGTGGTCCAGTCCGCCGCTGGCGGCAACTACAGCCTGTCCGGGAGCGTGATCACCTTCACAGATCCGCTGAACGGGGCCGAGCGGATCGTGGTGGACTACGCCTCGACCGGCTATACGCCGGTGCCGCCGATCGACGGAAGCGGCATCAACGCCAACTCGATTACGAGTACGCAGATTCAGGACGGCACGATCGCCACGGTCGACCTGGCCAATCAGGCGGTCACCAACGCCAAGCTCGGCACCGACACGGCGCGGTTGAATCTGCTGACGAACGGCGGTCTGGAGGTCTGGCAGAGAGGAAATGGGCCATTCACGGTGAGCGGTGCGTATTCGGCGGACCGCTGGGCACTCAATATCAGTGGTGGCGAGACTCTCTCGGTGACTCGCGATACGACGAATCAGGACGGGCCTGGTTCTGTCGCCTGTGCCGCATGCACCTTTGTCGGCGGAAATACTGGCAGCGCCCTGTATCAGCCACTGCCAACAACGGAATATGCCCAATTCAAGGGCCGAACGCTGACTGTGTCCATGCGCGTGCGCACTGCCACAGCCAACGCAGTCCGCCTGGGAGCATACGACGGTACAGCAACTCAATTCAGCGCGTACCACCCCGGTGGTGGTGTGTATCAAACGCTGAGCGTCACGTACACCCCTAGTGCGAGTACGACGGTTGCGAATATCGGACTGTACTTCGCAACAAACTGTACGGCCTACGTGGACAACGCCATGCTGGTGGTGGGCTCGGTGGCGGCCGACTACGCGCCGCTGCACCCGGCCGACGACCTGGCCAGATGCTTGCGGTACTACCAAGTTCTTGAAACGGCTAATGGTGGCTGGCCTGTTAGCTATGGTCAGGCTGCTTCCACCGTCGCTTTCAGCTCCATGAAAGAACTGAAAGTTACAATGCCCGGGACTCCAACACTTACCTTATCGGCACCCGCCACATGGGCTTGTGTTCAGGCGGCAGCATATACCTGTACCGCAATTGCAGCCTGGCTTACTGATACCAGAATAGTTGCTTTCAATGGGAACGTGGCTTCCGGCTTGACTGCATTTGGTTCTATTTATGTTGCACCAGTAGGTAGCACTGGAACTATGCGTGCGGAGTGTAATCCATGAGCGTACGACCCATCACTTTTAACCCGGACGGCTCCATCGAAGTCATCTACGACGAACTCGGCCACAGCGGCACCATCCCCGCCGCCGAGGTGCGCTGGACTACCGACATTAGTGGTGCAGAAAATCACAATTACATTGTGTTGGAGTGTCCGGACGGCTGCGGGGCAAGTTCGGCCCATCCAGTTGGCGGCGGGGCGGACGCGCCCAACGTGCAGCAGATGTTCGTCCACAAGACCGAACTCGCCGGTTGCGCGTGTGGCCAGACCGCGCCGAATGACACCAGCGCCGCGCCCGAATCGCACGTCAGGCTGAACGTCAACCGCATGGACGGCGCCGGGCGCTGGCAGCTCGATACGCCCGCCCAGGTGCAGGCCACCGCCAGCGCGCCGAACATGTTCCAGGTGGTCTACCGCGACGCGGATCGCTTGATCGTCGGGCTCGAGCCGTCTGGCGGCGTGGGTCCGCCGAATGCTGTCGCGGTCATCCACGACATGGCCCAGTACGACGTGCTCATGGCCACCGACCCGGCCTACCTGAGCTCGGATGGCGACCACATCCAGGGGACGCCACCATGACCGACGCGTACTCGGACGATCAGGCCGCGCAAATCACCACGCTGCAGCAGCAGCAATCGCTGTTTACCCAGGCGCTGAAGGCTGCCGTCGAGGGCCACTGGACCGGTGCCGGCAGCGTCGAAGCCTTTCTGTACGCGCT